TCTGGCGTCCGGGGACGCGCCGGAGGGCCGCGTTGACGCCCAGGCGGCACTGGAGGGCCTGGCGCGGCGCCTGGAGGCCGCGCACGAGGCCGACCCGGCCAACGCGAACCTCGCCCGGGAGCTGCGGGCGACCATCCTGGCCCTCCGCGGCCCCGAGCAGGCGGCAGATGGTGACCTCGCGGCGTTCCTCGCCGAGTTCAGCGGCGCCTAGGTGGGCGACCCCGGCCACGGCGGGCCGGGCGAGCTTCGCGCCGCGGGTGGAGGTGACGGCCAGGGCGCTGGGGTTCCGCGACGGGCTGATGGACTGGCAGCGGCGGGTGATCGGGACGAGCACCGAGATCCGCGAGGACGGCCTGCCCGCCTACCGCGAGGTGGTCATCGAGGTGCCCCGCCAGCAGGGCAAGAGCGTGGGCGTGCTGTCGCTGATGGTCGCCCGGGCGCTCGCCGAGCCGGGCACGATGGTCTCCTACTCGGCGCAGACCAGGCTGGCCGGGCGCCGCCGGATGGTCGACGTGTGGTGGCCGCGGATCCGCCGGTCGCCGCTGCGTAGCGTGGTCGACGTGCGCAAGGGCTACGGGTCGGAGGCGTTCACGTTCGCGAACGGGTCGCTGATCATGCTGGCCAGCGGCACCGAGGCGTCCGATCATGGCGACAGCCTCCATTGCGCGGTCATCGATGAGGCGTGGGCGCAGCGGGACGCGAAGATCGAGCAGGCGCTGAAACCTGCGATGCTGACCCGCCCGGCGGGCCAGTTGTTCATCGTGTCGACGGCCGGAACCGACCTGTCCGCCTACTTCCGGGGCAAGGTCGACGAGGGCCGGGCCCGGTGCGAGATGGGCGTGACCGGCAGCAGCGCCTACTTCGGCTGGTCGGCACCGGATGACGCGGACCCGGGTGACCCGGAGACGTGGCGGGCGTGCATGCCCGCGCTGGGCGTCACCGTGTCGGAGGCGACCGTGGCCAGCGATTTCGAGACGATGGAGCTGGCAGAGTTCCGCCGGGCATGCCTGTGCCAGTGGCCCGAAGTGGCGAACCCGGGGTGGAAATTGTTCTCTGAAGCTGACTGGAAGGCGGCGATCTCATGATCGTGGCGATAGGGCTGGAGCTCGGCCATGACGCCGACATGGCGGCGATCGCCGTGGCGGGGCAGGAAGGCGGCCGGGCGTCGGTGGACCTGGCGTTCTACGGCAGCCCGGATGACGCCGTGGCGCAGTGCTCGGAGCTGTACGGCAAGCTGGACACCTGCGGGGTGTTCTGCGACCCGATGCCGTGCGCGGGGATCCTGGACGGCCTGCGCACGGCGGGCGTGTGGCTGCACCTGCTCGAGGCCACCGACGTGGCCGCCAGCGCCTGGCAGTTCGTGACGGAGGTCCGGGGCCGCCGGGTGAAGCTCGGCGCCCACCCGGCGCTGCGGGAGGCGATGCGCACGGCGGTGCCGCGGCCGCTGGGCGCCCGGTTCGCGTTCGAGCGGAAGAAAGTCGCGGCCGACATGTCGCCGCTGAACAGCGCCGCGTTCGCCTGCTGGGGGCTGCGCCGTAACGAGGCGGCGAGCGAGCCCGGCGTCTGGGTGGTCTGAGCCGTGGCGTGGACGCCGCCGCCGGGGTGGGCGCGGATCCGGCGGGCCGTGTTCGCCGCGAAGGGCCGCTCCTGCGTTCACTGCGGCGCTCCCGCGACGACCGTCGACCACTACCCGGTGCCCGCGGTCCTCGGCGGCCCGGCCACCCTGGCGAACCTGGTCCCGGCATGCCAGCGCTGTAACTCGAGCCGGGGCGCGGCGCTGCGTAACCGGCTGCGGCCGGGCGCGGCGCTGCGCCGCGGGCCGTCGCGGCGCCCGGCCAGGCGCTGGTGAGACCGCTGTTAGGCCGTGTCCGTAACGGCTGTCAGTCCGCGCAGGCTGTAGGCTTCACGTATGAGTGATCCGAATGCGAGCGAGGCGGCGCGTGCGCTCGTGGCCGCCCGGTGGGGTCCTGCGGGGTCCCGGGAGCTCACCCGGTCGGCGAATCTTGTCATTTCCCGCGCCGCCGACCTTCCCGCGGACATCCGCGAGCAGCTCCATGAGGCCACGGCGCCGGAGGGAGATGCCGGTGAGTGAGATGGCGGGGTTTGACGCGGCGGCGCAGTGGCGCAGCCAGCAGGCCGCTGACGAGGCGGCGTTCATATCGGGACTGGCCGCGCCGAATCCGCACAGCGTGGACATGAACCTTCCGCATGGCCTTGAGGAGGACGGAGCATCATGAAACCTGGGTGGACCGGCGAGCCGCCGGAGGCAGAGGGCCCGGGGATGCAGCAGACGGCGTTCCTGCTGGCCGCGCGGGCTGAACGCGGCCCGGTGGACCCGTTGCAGCGCGCCCGGGATGCCCGTGACGAGCCCGGGGACCCGTCCGACCCCGATGAGAAGGCGGCGAACCTGCTGGCACGCGGGTACAGCCCCGGGCAGCAGGCCCGGCTCTCGCAGGAGCTCGCCGAGGCCGAGGCTGAGCTGGCCGGGCTGCGGGAGACGGAGGCGAAGGCCGAGGCCCGGCGGTCGCGTGCGCGGCGGGAACACGCGGCCGGGCGGGTGGACGCGTGGGGCATGCAGGCGATGCTGGACGGCGAGGAGGCCGACCCGGGCCGGATGGCGTTCCTGGAGCGCCGCATAGCCACGAGGCGGCAGGAGCTGGCGGACACGGCGGCGATGATCGGCCCGCGGCAGGAGCCAGCGGATCCGCTGGAGGCGGCGAGCAGGCACGCGCACGACGTGTTCGTCCAGGCGACCCGGGCGAAGATGGCCGCGGCGGCGGCCGGGCGTCCGGCGCCGCGCCCTTTCGGCTCAATCTCCCGTGGCGCCGCCGTCCGCGGTGAGCAGCCGCCGTGTGAGGCGTGCGCGGCGGTGGGCGCCACCCCGGACGAGTCGTTCTGGATTCACCATCTGGACGCTGACGGGCGGCCCGTTTCCGCCGAGGCGGAGCTGGCCAGCGGCCAGGAGGCCGGGCGCGGCAGCCAGTACGGCGACGTGATCGCCCGCTGAGCACGGTCAGGGGCGGTACTGGTCGCGCATGACGCGGTAGATCCAGGACGCGATGATGGCCACGTCGACCGGGTCGAACAGCCCGGCGATCCTGGTGATAAGCATGCGGTCGTAGGCGCCGAGCTCGGCGCCCTCGTAGCCGTCGATCGTGTCGGCCAGGTAGGCGGTCAGAAACTCGGTGACTGTGCCGAAGGTCCGCGCCTCGGCGCCGCGCTGGACGGCGGCGAACACCTCCGCGGCCTGGGCGCGGCTGGCGAACGGCCCGTTTCCGGGCGGCGGGTGCGTCATTGGTCCTCCTCGGTGTAGTGCCGGACGATCGCGGCGAGCTGGTCGGGTGAGACGTTCAGGTGAAGGTGAACCTCGCGGGCCGGGCCGATCGCCGCCTTGTGGTCCGGTGACAATTGCGGCTTCGGCCGGAGGGGTAGCTGGGATACCGCACGGGCGCCTATCGGCGCTCTCGGGCGTTCTGAGCGTGCCCGGACGGCCAGGAACACGATTCCGGCGAGGACGGCTAGGCCGGTGACGCTGCCGAGCACGATGGCGATCGTCACGAGCAGGCTGGCGAGCGCGCTGGCGGCCGCCGCTCCGGCGCCGGAGCCGATCAGGACGACTGCGGCGATGACGGCCAGGACCAGGCCGCCGCCGCCGCTGTCCGTGGTCTGCCAGGTGCCTTTCATTGGGGGCCTCGCCAGTGGGCGGCGACCTGGCGGCGGATCCGGTGCACGGTCCGCGAGCCGGGCCGCTGGCGGCGGCGGGCACCATGGCACAGCGGGCATTTCGGCGCCCGGCGCTTGCCCTTGCGGCGCAGGTTGCCTTTGCCGAAGCACAGCGGGCACCGGCCGAACGGGTGCACCACCAGCGACAGGATCCATATGGTGACGACGGCGAAGACGATCAGGAACACGGTCACGGCGCCTCACTCCCCGGCGTCGGCCTGGCCGTCGCTGTAGCCCTCCGCGTACCCGTCCGCCCGCCCGGCCGAGTAGCCCGAAGCGGCCCCCGAACTGAACCCGGCCTCGAACCCCTCCTTGTAGACGACACATGCGAACCTCGTGCAGAACTCGTCATCACACGTCTGGTAACGGTGTGGCTCTCGGGTGCCGGGCAGGAGGGCCATGGGGCCGTCGCCTCCGTGATTTCAGGTTCGCCGCTGTGACAGGTGTTACCGCAGGCCAGAGCCGGGCCGGTGGTAACGGGCTGCACAGCGGCGCGGCTGCTGCGCAGGTCAGGACGTTCACGCTTGTGTGCATCCGCCGCGGGTGTCATGTGCCGCTCGCCGCCTTGTCGATGTCGGCGGCGCGGCAGCCGCGGGCCCGCTGGCCGTCCATCACGACGACCACGGACGGTACGCCGCGGGCGGCGAGCTCGGCCCGCACCGCATCACCGGCCGCCCCGGCCCACCGTTCGGGGAACCGCTCGGCGAGCCGGTCGGCGAGGGCCTGCCAGTGCATGCCGGTAGCCCCGGCGAGGCCTTCGGCGGCGTCGGCGAGGACGTCCCGGCGGACAGTCCCGTCATCTTCGCCGATCGCGGCGCCGGACAGCGTGCCAGCATGCTCGCGGATCGCCCGGGCCCGCTTGGCGACCTGCTCGGTGGCGGCGTCGTTCAGGTAGTAGGTGCGGACCACGCGAGGGACGGACGCCTCGCCTTTCAGGTAGCCGAGCCCGGCATCGACCTCGGGCCGGAACATCGCCGCCCGCGCCCCGTTCTTCCACGCCGACGTGCCCAGGATCATGTCATTCTCGACCTGGCCCGCGACGAACAGGCAGAACCGCAT